ACATGGACCTACTTTTATATAGAGCATACAGTTAAGAATGGAGAGATTTTTAGGAAGGAATCTGGGTGGGGATTGAGGAGTTATTTATTAAAGTAAAAAACAAAGCCCTCATTTGAGGGCATTTATCTATTTTATTAAACAAGTGCTCTTAATTTTAATAAGTGCGCCTTGCGATCCGCAAGACCATTCGTACCGCCATTGATCCGGCGTGTAATGGTCAACACATCGTCTTTATCAGCCAAGGCATTTAAGCCGTTATCAGACCAGAACTTGCAGGCCACCATAAGACCGATGCTTGGAATGGCCACAACTTCAGGATTGTTCTCAAAGTCAATGCCAAGCTGCTGACCATACTTACGATAGTTGGTACGGCCAGTTAATTGAATTGGCCCACGACCCTTAAACCGTTTTCCATCTCCTACCTGCGTATTACCCAAATCCTTTCGGCCTTCATACGCCGCACCTGATGCAATTTCTTCCATATAGCGGAAGTTACCAGACTCATGCGCAAGCTGTGCAAGGAAGTGAATAAAGCGAAGTGAATTATCCAAGATGCCATAGGTCCGCATGTGAACATTGGCAGCCAGGCCAAGTTCTTCAGCACGCGCTTGACTGGCACCTAGTTTTTTAAATACAGCGGTCAAGGTGCCACGGCCAATGATGCCATCATCATGCACACCAACAGCTTTTTGAAGTTTTTTAATTTGAGTGGTGTTCATCATCTTTATCCGTATTAAAAAATTTAGGACGTGCACCCTCCTTACCCCAGATATAAAGCTGTCGGGTGAAAAGTACGAATACAATACTTACCGTGGTGTAAAAAAGAGTTCCGGCTGGGCTGGGTGAGTAGTCATCTTTTACAAAGAGGGCTACCCCAAAAATAATTGACAGCATCAAGAGAAAATCGATGTGCTTTGGTAATCTAATTTTTGGGTGAAATACCATAATTGCAAACGAAACCAGAAATAATACCAATGCCGTCTTACTTATGATTAGCAGCATCTTCATTCTCCTTTTTGACTAAACCAAGAAGTCTTGATCGGGCCAAACTTAATAATGCTTCAGCTGTACTTTTACCAGCAGCGCCCAGAATGAAACCAAATAGTTCTGGGTAGTTACCGCTAGCAAGAAATAAACTTGCCGGTTTAGCAAAGACCACACATAAAATGAAGCCTGCGAAGAATCCTATCCAGCGATCCCGAGTTGGCTCCTTGCTTAATAGAAAGCCAAAAGTTGCACCCAGCACACCTGTAAAAAGGATGTGCGAATGGTTCTTTATGCTTTCCAATACTTGACTAAGAAAGTCCATATGCATCCCCTTTAGTCATACACCCCCCTATAAAATCGGCATTAAAAAAGAGCCTTTCGGCTCTACTGGTGGATCAGATGAATAATCATTTGACATTGCGCCCCCTAAATTTTGGTAATAAAAAACCCTGATCTCATTAAAGACCGGGGTTGGTGGTAGTTTGTTGAGTAATCTTGATTTAAAATCATCCTGTTCGAATTATTTATTTTTAAAAATCATGCTAATCAAATATATAAAGAGTGACCTTTACCGATATGCAGGTAATACAAGTTTCAAATCCTTTTTAAAAAATTATATTGCGAATAGAGGTTTTAATTTTAGCTTCTGGCTTCGTATATGTAACCAAGGTGGGATTTTATCTAAATTAGCTTATCCAATTTTTTGGTTAAAAAGAAGAAAATATGGAATTGATATTCATAGAGGAACTAAAATTGGATATGGTTTGTATATAGGACATGGAGGCCCTTTGATCGTTAACCCGACTACAATTATTGGAAACAACGTTAATCTCTCACAATATACAACGATCGGCTCAAACTCAGGAAAAGCAGCAGAAATTGGAGATAATGTTTATATAGGACCAAATGTGTGTTTAATTGGCAATGTAAAAATTAGCTCAAATGCCACCATTGGCGCAGGGAGTGTAGTAACTAAAGATATTCCTGAGAATGCTACTGCTGCGGGAAATTATGCAAAAGTTATTAATTTTAACAATCCGGGAAAGTATGTTAATAAGCGGTGGAATGATGTTAGTTAAAATCCCATTTTGTATAAAATGGGTTGATGTTAAATTCCAAAAAACCACCTAATATTATAGGTGGTTTTTATTATCGATGTTTTTTAAGTTACTAATGTTCCTGCTTGGTCATACCAGTTAGTACCATCACTTGTAAGAACCTTTTTCAAGGTTATGTCAAAAATACTAGAGTAGGCATTAACAGCAGTTGCAGCCGGTCGTTGTGCTGTGGAAAATCCGCGTAAAGCGATAGGGGTATCAATTTTTGCAGTATTACCTATGTTTCTAGCGATAACAGCTTTATTTAGAGCTGTATTTGCAATACTAAAAGGTGCTGTACTATGTAGATTGACACATTCATTATCTTGCAGGGATTTACCATTTGTGGCATTAAATCGGATACCAACCGTAGTTGTCTGGGCTGTAGTTGCGGAACATCTGTTCTTGTCTACAACAGAGCCTACGGCCTCAGATTGAATATACGCAACTGGACTCGCGTGGAGCAAATCTAAAAGCCTATTATCTTTAATGACAGAGCCAGTAGATTCGAGATAAATAAAACGATCTGCTGTGCCATTAGACATCGTATTATTAGATAGTTCAACAAAACCACCAGATGCGCCTGAGTAGATGAGTCCACACTCATTAAACACACTATTATGCAACTTGTTCGACTTTCCGTTTAAAGAGACCTGTACTGCATTGATAAAACTCGCATCTGTTATCCAGATATATGCCATCAGAAAGAACATGCGTAGTTATCGCCTGATAGCCAGTATTTAAGATATTCCTAAACTTACACCCTAGTAAAGATGCGAAAGCACCTGCGTTAGCTCCAATTCTGAGTGCTGCCCCCGAGCCAACCGGAAAGTCTTCAAAGACCGTACCGTCAAACACTGTGTCAGGGTTGGTAATCTGACAACCACCACAGTTCGATGCGTCTGGTAATTGTGTCGCACCTACTGTACCCGTAGGTACAAGCGCTCCGTTTAAAATCCACTTGTCAGAGACATTTGGAGCTGTAATCTCACCACCGTTTACAAAAATATTACGTGGACTGTCATGCTGAGTGACCATAAGCTGCCAACCAACATTTCCTTTAAACTTACAATCGTTGAAGAAAATATTTTCAATAAGGCCATCGCCGCCATATCCATTCGACTCCAGATCAAACCCAGCCATCGGAAGCGTACCGTTAGCTCCGGTAAATTCGCAGTTGTTAAAATGCAGATCGTGACCAACGATGATTGCTGCGGAGTTTCGATAAGCATTATCTGACTTGCAGTTAAAGAAAAATCCATTTTGAGTTTGTGTTGCTTTGATAAGCGGAGTGCGACAATCAAAATAGAACCCATCGCAAACGGAGTTTAATGCGTTAACGTTGAAGCAAAAGAAGTTCTTACATTCACGGAATGTTAATGTATGGATTGACTTTTCTTGCGGCGTCCGGTTTTCGCGGTTTCCGTCAAAATCAAAGTTAGACAACACGAAGTTTGAGCATGCATTCAAGAACATCACTCGATTTTCGGAGCTTGTAATCGATAGTGGTGATGCCTTGATGTATCCGTTTTCGAGCCTGAAATTGCTTTTCGTATTAATCGCAACTTGTTGTCCACAAATTACGGTTTTCCCCTCAAAATCAACAATTGTACTAGGCCTAATATTGTTGAGCATCAATTGAACTTTTGTAGCTTCATCAGTCCCGTCGCCCTTAATATTAAAATCTGAAGCATATATAACCTTCTCAAGCTTTCTTGAAAAAATATTGTTTACAGCTTGCTGTGTCATTCCACTTGCATCAACTACAAATGAAGCATCCCACCCCTTGTTATTAAAATCCACAAGAACAAAAGCGCTATTTCTATTTTTAATCACAATAGAGTGCTGTGCTGTTTTTAAGTAAACCTTGGTTGGACTGCCATTGCGCACAGGATAGCCGTTTCGGGTGCGAATTGGTTGTGCTGCAGGCACAGTGAAATCTGCATCCCAAAACACCTCAACAGGGAACAGCTCCGGATCTTTTCCGTACTCCCCAAAAAACAAGAAGCCCGCATCAAGCGGGCTTCCATCAATATCAGCAATGGCTGTGTAGGGTGCTAAAAACATGGTCATAACTTAAATTCCATAAAATTTTGGCAATAAAAAACCCGACCTAAAGG